GTAGTCACCGCGGAGAAGACCGTCCACATTGAACCGGATGAAATACTCCGGCTTTTCGCTCTCGCTGAACAGTACACGGCACATACTCTGTTCCCAGCGGACGACCCAGGGATCGAGCGTGTACTTCACAAACTCCAACGACTGCTGCTCGATGTTGCTGAACGACGATTTCTCCAAGTCCGCCAGCATATGCGGCGGTACGCGGAAGATGCGCGCGATCTCGTTGATTTGAAACTTGCGCGTCTCCAAGAACTGCGCCTGCTCCGGCGCAATTCCGATGGGCGTATATTTCATACCCTCTTCGAGTACCGCGATCTTGTGCGCGTTCGCGCTTCCCTGATATGCTGAGTTCCAGCTTTCCTTAACCCGCAGCGGGTCTTTGATCGTGCCGGGATGTTCCAGCACGCCAGCCGGAGCTGCGCCGTTAGCAAAGAACTTCGCACCGTATTCCTCTGTTGCAATCGCCAATCCGATCGCATTCTTTGCCATGGCGATCGGACTATAACCGATCAGACCGTCAAAACCTAAGCCGGGGATGTGCAGCACGTCCGATGGAGAAAGCGTTACTTGCGTCGATTTGCCAAGAGTGGTCGGGTCCTCCGACCCACGCTGATACAAATAAAAAAGCCGGCCGTTTTGATCACGGTCGACTGTCATTTTGCTCGGCATGAGCGGGTAGAGCGCGATTACCTCGCCTCTGGCGTTTCGGATGATCTGCGCGTAGGCGTTCCCCCACAGCAACAGATGACTCATGAGTGTTTCCCGAAACGCGAAGCTCGTCATCTCGGGGTTCGGTTCGTCGTGTAACAGACGGTAAAGAGGGTGCTTGAAAGCTTTCTCTTTACCGCCGCTGTCATTATACCGATAGACGTTGAGCGGCAACCCAGCCACGGTTTCGGACAGAATCCTTACGCAGGAGTACACCGCTGTCATCTGCATGGCGGTTGTTTCATTCACCGGCTTCCCGCTGGACGTACCACCGAAGAAGAAACTGTAGCGACTGCCATTGAGAGAGTCTTTCGGCTTGTCGCGGGAATGGAATATTCTTTGGATTGGGTTCATCGTCTAGCCTCCAATTTTGAGCATAAAAAAACACCGCCTTTGCGGTGTAAAATTGGAATCAGGAAATCTCAAACGCTTTTTTCTAGCATTTCATTCCGCATTTTAATTAGTTCACTGGTTCGGTCGATTTCGTTTTGATGCAAAGCTGTAACCGTTGGGAATAGCCAGCTGTAAAACTCTGTCACAACTTCATGATAACTAAATGCAACAAAAAAGAATGAGATATCTTCTGATTGATTGTTTATATATCGTGTTGACAGGACATCCCATCCTGACCATTCCAACAGGCTAGTTTTACTTAGGTACATTTCACTAAGTATATCCTTGCCAAAGTGCAATGTTTGAGTAGCAAATGGCATCTTGCAATGCAAAACATAATTCCTTAGTTTCTGAATAAAATGATGAAGTTCATTTTCTCTAAAACTCAAATCAACTTTCCTCGTGATTTCCTCCCCGAGCTCAGTATTATCGTAATTACGGATAAAAATACACGAATGATCTTTTAGTGTCATAGCTGATGACAAAAAATTGGCGAAATGTCTTTGTATCTGTTTATGAACACTTTCAAGCAGATCCTTACGTTCAGGATCGTATAGTTGAAAGCAAACCGGTGGTGTGTTAATTGCTTTATGTAATTGCTGCATTTCAGAATAATTAGAAACAAAAACTCCATATGAAACATCCAGCTCGCGAATTCGATTATAGGCAATTGCACCAGGGCTATTTGCAATACGGCTTTCGAGTGCTTCACGTTCCTCATTACTTGACACGGACATGCCCCCTCTCTCTCGCATTTGATATACCTCAAATACTTTTAATACTCACTCTTACAACCTTTCATGAATATCTTGTACCTAAAATATCTTTTTTCGTTCACCCCAAGCTTTCCCTTGAACAATCTGGGTCCATTCCATTGTATGAACAGTAATAATACACAAAAACCATGATATTGGTTTAATAATTTCAATAATTTTTGCATATTCGTATTTGTCTTCCACAGCAGGTGTGTCAAGGTCGGCAATGGCGCGACGAGCTGAGGTATAACCGTCACCGTCTAGACAATTAGATTTCGTCAAAAACTCCTTCATCGATTCACAATAACTAATCAAATCATCATATATTGCGAACCAACTAATGCTATAATATATTATCTCGTTTACTATTTTTACGTTTTCTTCAACGCTATTTCTCTGCGCTATTTTTTCATTAACCTCAAGAAACCGTAAGTACTGTGTTGTAAGCTTATCACACATTAACTGGGCTTGTTGTAACTCTTCTTTCTTTGCATCCCTTCTGTTAGAGATCAGCAAAAAAACAAAACTTGTAATACACCCAGCCCCGATGCTTGAAGAAAATGAAGTCCAAGTTGGCCCGATTTTTTCTGAAAATATCATTCCTACAACTGAAATAATAAAAAGCGAAATTAAAGACGTTCCAAGTAAAGCTCTATCTTTTTTCTGCATATTGCCCTCCTGAAAATTCTGCCTATAATCATACCACTTAATGTATCCTGCTTAAAGAACTCTTTCGCGATACATATTGGCTCCAAATCAGCGTTCCCTATTTTATTTGCTGCATTTAACATACGTTCAAAGCAAAAATAGCCCGCGGTGATCATACACACTGCTTGCTTCACGTCCTCCACATCTTATCGCCCGATCCAACGCCATGATCGTCGCCACAGCACCGTCGATTTTCTCGGTGCTTTTTTCTTTGTCCGGTTTGATGTTCCCAGCAGGATCAGTGCGAATGTAGATGTTGTCCATCATCCAGCGCAAGACCGGTTGTCCACCGTGAGCGATCTTCTGCTCCAGCGTGAGCTTCATGAGTTCCTTCGTCGGCGGGGACATGTCCTTGAACCCCTGACCGAACGGAACGACCGTGAATCCCATACCCTCTAGGTTCTGCACCATCTGCACCGCACCCCAACGATCGAAGGCGATCTCGCGAATGTTGTACTTCATGCCGAGCTGCTCAATGAACGTTTCGATAAACCCGTAATGAACGACGTTTCCTTCGGTGGTCAGCAGATACCCCTGCTTCTCCCAAAGATCGTAGTTCACATGATCGCGCCGCACGCGCAGGTCGATGTTCTCCTCCGGGATCCAGAAGAACGGCAAGATAAAGTATTTGTCATTCTCACCCAGCGGCGGGAACACCAGCACAAATGCCGTAATGTCAGTGCTGGATGAAAGATCGAGACCGCCGTAGCAGACCCGGCCTTTCAGCATCTCCGGGTCAACCGGGAACGCGCATTTGTCCCACACATCCATCGGCATCCAGCGGATCGCCTGTTTGACCCACTGATTCAACCGAAGTTGCCGGAATGCATTCTCCTCGGCGGGGTTCTGCTGCGCGCTGTCACAAGCAGCTTTGACTTTATCGATGCCTACTGTGATCCCGAGCGACGGGTTCGCTTTCTTCCAAACCTTCGGGTCAGTCCATGAATCATTTTCTTCAGTGCCGTAGATCACGGGATAAAATGTCGCATCCGTTTTCCTGCCGTCGAGGATGTCCTTCGCTTTCGAATGTACCTCCCAGCAGATGGAGTTCGTGTTGTCGCCTGCGGTGGTGATCAAAAAATATAGCGGCTGCATCCGCGCGTCGCCACTGCCCTTAGTCATAACGTCAAACAGACGGCGGTTCGGTTGCGTGTGCAACTCGTCGAAGATAACGCCGTGCGTATTGAAGCNNNNGTATTGAAGCCGTGCTTGTTGGCAACGTCCGCGCTAAGTACCTGATAGTAGCTCCCAGTCGGCAGGTACACGAGTCGCTTCTGCGACGCGAGAATCTTCACACGTTTCGCCAGAGCGGGGCACATGGTCACCATGTCCTTGGCGACCTCGAATACGATCGAAGCTTGCTGACGATCAGCGGCACATCCATACACCTCGGCGCGCTCTTCATTGTCACCACAGGTAAGAAGCAATGCGACTGCGGCCGCAAGCTCGCTTTTTCCGTTTTTCTTTGGAATTTCGATATACGCCGTGTTGAACTGGCGGTATCCGCTCGGTTTCAGCATTCCAAACACGTCACGAATGATCTGTTCCTGCCAATCGATGAGCAGAAACGGCTTCCCCGCCCATGTACCCTTGGTGTGCGCAAGGCACTCGATGAAAGCTACGGCGTTGTCAGCCGCCAGTTTGTTGTAAACCGAGTCCTTCGCTTTAAACGGAGTCGNNAAAAAGAGCATCCTTTATCAGGAAGCTCAAGTGGTAGCCTGTGCGATTTAGTTGTATTCTCTCAGGATCTGCTCGTAGACCGTCTTCACCTGCGCGCCGCTCGGTTTCTTCGACCAACCCCTGTCATACTGTACGAAAAGCTGTCCGTCTTTCCAAATCTCAAGTTTCGAAATCCGCCCATTTGAAATCCCGTACTCCGATCCTTCGTCGTATTGCTTGATGTAAAAGCTGTACCCGTCTATCGTTCCTTTGATCCACATTGCTTTGCCCTCCGTGCTTTGTTGCTTGCCTTTCGGCATGTGTATATATCACTCTTTGGGCGACGAATAGCAAGTGAATTCTGTAATAAATCCTAGATATTTTTGTAATAGTCTTGGGTAAGGAACTCAACTGTTTTGAGGGTTGATAACAAAACACGGAAGACCGCGTGAGCCTCCGTGTTCGCTTTGGTTT